TGAGAATGGCACGCAACATAAGCTCTTTCAAGAAACATTTATGGATTTAGGAGTGTCTGTACCCGTTTTTCCCATTACCGATGCTTCAACCGACAACTTAGACGATTGGTTACTCGCCCATCAGGTAGAACACCAGGCTTTTGCGGGTCTTTTAGGGCTAAATAACCCCTTTAATATGCTCGATGTGGACTGGAATAACGAGTCAGATTTCTACGATTGGATCGCTTCTCACCTCTATATTCATCAACAAATTGCTGCGGAACTAGGACTGTAAATTATGGAACAAAAACCCCTTTACCCCCTCCAAGAAAAAACGGATTTTGTTGCACCGCAACAAGATGATGAAGTAATGTCATTGATTCAGCGTAAAGGTCAACCAACACCCGTAGAACAAACACCAGAAGTCACTAAAGCTAAGAATGATTTACGCAGAGTAATTCAACAAGTCGGCATTGATCCACAGCGCATCATCCTAGCGGGTCAATATGCGGAACGAGCCTTGCGTGATCCCTCTATGTACCCAGTTGCTATTCAAATGGCAATTAAGGAAAATCTGATTTCAGAGAGTGACATAGAACCAGGTGGCATTAATTACAAGCTGTTAGCAGCGGGTATTACTGCTGGAAAGTTAACTCAAGAATTACTAGATGAGGGAGCGCTCTAATGGGTAAGGCAACACCAGTTATCGTAACCGTTGTAGCGGTTGTAGCCAGTATTTATGCTGGACCACAAGTCGGTGCTGCAATTTTAGAAGGAATGGGCGTTACAGGAGCTTCCGCAGCTACTACTGCTGCTGTTGGTGGCGCAGCCATTTCAGGATCAACTAGCGCTGTTAACGCTGCCGTTAATGGCAAAGATGTCAATGGCATCTTAGAAGCGGGTGCAAAAGGCGCTGCTTCTGGTGCGGTAGGTGGCGCAGTAGGCGCTCAAGTACCCGCTGGAGAAGCCGTAGGTCGTGGCATTGCTTCTGGTGCAACAAGTGGTGCAACAAGCGCAGCATTGAATAAGCGTGATCCCATTACAGGAGCTATTGTTGGTGGCGTAGCGGGTGGTGTTACAGGCGGTATTACTGAAGCGTTTGCTGATCCCAATATTGGTGATGTAGAAGCACAAGAAGGTGGATTCTATGGTGAAAAAGGTGTTAACGAGCCTTTAATTAATCCTGAACTACAACGCTTTATTGCTTCAACTGGTGGTCGTTTAGCGGGTCAATTTACAGCAAGAGAGCTTACTGATACTAGCGGTGGTGGTACAACTTATCAACCTACGGCTGGTGGAGCAACAACGCAACCAATTGGTGAACCAACGATGGGAATTGGCGCACCAGGATCGGCTGCTCTAGGTCAAGCATTGCGAATTGGTAGCGGTGAACCAGGCGCTCCCATTGAAAGCCCTGGTGGTGGTGAACCAGCAACCAGACCAGTATGGAATATTGCATCACTACGGGTAAAAGACGAAACTGGGGGTTAATATGAGCAAACTATTAATGAAATCATTGAAAGCGGATTTGCCAGCATTGGCAGAATTAATCCGTTCTCAAGGTCGTGGCAGAGATACAGTCCTTGCCCACATTACCCCTAAAGAAGCTGCCTTGCTCAAACGCAGAGGTGGATCTGGAACAACCAATCCTGATACTGGCTTGCCTGAGTTTGAAGATTTTGGTGGCGACTATAGCTATGATGTAGAAGCTCAACCAGGCGGTTTTTATGGTGGAGAAGCTCCTACACCCCAACAATTTGCAGAAGTTTATCCACAATACACTCCAGAAATGATGCCTACAACGGCTGAAGTTCCAACGCCTAGTTACGATGTTGAAGCACAGCCTGGTGGATTTTATGGCGGTGCAGCACCAACGGCTGCTGAGTTTGGGCGTGGTTTGCCAGCGGGTCGAGATCAATATGAATTGGCTGCTGGTGGAATTACCCCACCACAAATTGCAACCCCTCCGCAAGCTGAAAAATCGATTTTAGAAAAATTAGGAATATCTCCTAAAGATGCTGTTCGTCTAGGATTGGGTGCAACATTGGCGGGTGGATTAACGGCTGCTAATGTGGCAAGAACCCGTCAAGCTGGACAACAAGCTCAAGCAGCTCGTGGTGAATTAGCAGCATTAGGAAAGCCATATCAAGAAGCTGGCGCACAATTAACGGGTGCAGCGCAGCGTGGTGAACTAAGCGCAGCTAGCCAACAAGCCTTACAAGCTGCTCAAGCCCAAATGGCGCAAGGTGTGGCTACTCGTGGTGGTGTTGGCGCTGCTCAAATGCAAACACAAATTGCTTCACTAAGAAACCTATTGTTGGAAAATCAATATAACTTTGGATTAAAAGTTGCTCAAATTGGTGACAATTACGCAATGGGAGCAATTAAATCAGGTATGGAAGCGGATCGTGCTATTGGAACGGCTAATCAACAATTCTATGGTCAATTAGCTCAATTGCTTGCTCCATTCATTACTGGAGCTTCATCACCAACACCTAATGTAAGGACTACATAATGGCTGAACTTGATAAGGCTCTTGGAATTAAAACTGATTCCACAGATATTCTTTCTAGGGCTGGTCAAGCTAAGACTGGCACGCAAGCTCGTGAACTGCTAACTGAAGCTGGTAAACAAAAGGTTCAAGCGCTTGAACAAGAAAGGGTTGCTGCAACGCAAAAGCCTATTGAAGAAGCTCGTATTAAAGGTGATTATGCTCAAAAAGAAGCTGAATTATATAAAGAAGCGGACATTACACGCAAAAAGAAACTAGAGGAAGCTCCTTTGCCTGAATTTAGACCAAATGAAGATACTTTGGTTGGTATGGCTACTTTAGGAAGTTTGATTGGTTTAATTGGTCAAACTTTGGGAAATACTGGTGGTAAACAATCTGCTCTTAACTCTATTAATGCCATGTCTGGCATGATGGCTGGTTATCAACAGGGCAAAAAAGACTATATGCGGGTGCAGCAATTAGAGTTTGAAAAAAACTTTAATGCAATGAAAGCCAAGCAAGAACAGATCCAAAAAGAATTTGAAGCCGCAATAAAAAAAATGCCTTATGACCTTGCTAAATCTAGACAAGATATGGAAGTAGCTTTAGCAAAGGCTAGCAGCCCTTTATTAACTGCTGTTTATCAGAAACAGGGTGCGGAAGCTACTTACAAAATTATTGATGACCTTGGCAAAAGTATTCAAAAAGCAGAGGAAATAGCCAACAAAGCTAATATGGCTAAAGATAAATCTCAAATGACTAAGGGTGGAGCTGCTAACGCTCGTTATGCCTTTAACATTGCAGAATCTTTTGGTCAGGCTGCAACCGATGTGTTAAATGTGGCACAAATGCCAAAAGGCACAGTATTGGGTATGTTTGCTGATATGGCTGGTAAATCTGGCGATTCGTTTACCCAATCATTAAGCAGCACTCTTAGCCGTAAGTTGACCAAAGAAGATGAACGGATTATGCAAGTGATTGTAAGCGGTCTAGAAGCTAATATGTCTAGAGCATTAGGCGGTGGTTATGCTCAGTCTGGAGCTAAGTATATGATTGATATATACAAACAACAAGTTCCCAAAGCTGGCGATTCACCTATTGTAACGGCTATATTCCTTGCTCGTGTCAAACAAGAATTGGGTATTTTGGCTAAAGCGTTTAGCGCACATCCAGGATCTACAGAGGGTTATGTTCAGCAAATGAATGATTACATGGATGCTATGAACCAAGCTATCCCATTCAATGTATCTGATGTAATTGCAACTAAACGAAGAACAAGAGAAAGCATTTCGCAACAATCAGAAAAAATAATTAACGCTCCATCTAGGATGCCTTTGCCAGTTGCTCCAAACACATCTCCCACAGCGCCAGCAACCGCAAAAATAGCAACTCAAGCTGATATTGTTACTACGGCTGCTTCAAATAATATTTCGGTAGAAGAAGCAAAAAGCCGATTAAAAGCAAAAGGTTGGACTATTGAGGGAGAACAATAATGAACGGTAGAAACCTACTAGGGGATACCCAAACTCAAGGTCGCAATTTATTAGCAGAATCCGACCCTCCCAAACCGCCAGAACCCGAACCAAAAAAACCAACTCTTGCTAGCGAATTTGCCGAAACTGGTAAAAAGGCTGCCACAGTTGGGTACGGTGCAGTTACAGGATTGCTAGGCTCTTTTGGAGAGCTTGAAAAATTTGGTGCATACGATGTTCCTGAATTTTTAGGTTTACGGGAAAAGGGTGAGCGTGATAAGTTAATGGGTCGGGAAACTATTTTTCCGACTACCGAGGAGGTTCGTAAAGGACTGTCTAAAATTGGCGTTGAAAGACCAAAAGAAGAATATCGTGGCTACGAAACCGCTGGTGAAATTGTTGGTGGCTTAGGAACAGCCTTACCATCCCTTGCCAAAACAGGAACACGAGCATTGTTAGGAACACCATCTAAAGTTAGTGAAGCAACTGCACGAAAAGCCGAAGAATTAGGGTTTAAGTTATCTCCCGCCCAAGTTCGCCAAGATGTGCCGATCTCAGCCAAAGGAGCGACTGGAGCTGCACAAACCAATCAAACATTGGCAAACAAGTTAGCTACAGAAGGAACGGGTAAGGCTACAACTGAAATTACCCCTGAATTTATTGGTAAACGCTTAAAAGACTTAGGTAAAGAATTTGACAATATTTACAAAGGAAAAACCTTTGCGGTTGATTCTAGTATTGTTGGCACACTCAATAACATTATTGCTAGAGAAAGCGAACTTGGATTTGCTGGAGTTTCATCGGTAAGGCAAGCTGCTCAAAGTATGCTTGATAATATTCAAGCTGCTGGCACTTATGTTGTTCAAGGTGACGATTTACAGCGTTTGCGTAATGCTATGACACAAAGCGCTAGATCAACGGCAAGCCGAGGTAACGCCCATGAGATTTATGAGTTGGTGGATGTTATCGATAACGCTGTTGGCACATTTAATCCAGCCGTTACCAAGAAACTTTCTGAACTAAGACCGCTTTACAGAAACTCCATCATTTTGGAGGATTTGTACCGTAAGGGCGGTATTCGCCAAGGAAACATTAGCCTTGAAATGTTAGGCGATATGTTGCGTGGCAAACGGGATGCCGTAAGAAGAACTGCCCAAGACATTGACGAATTGGGAGAATTGGGTCGTGAATTGCGTTTGCGTGCAAGGTGGCAAGAAGTAGGAGCTGCTGAAACTCCAAGCGCAGATGTGCTTAAAAAGGCTCTAGGAACGACAATGGGCGGTGTGGCAAGTCTAACTGGCTTGCGATCCGCTGCTGCCCGTAAAGCGCAAAAAGCGTTGGCAAGAAAGCCTGTTACACCAGCAGAGGGTGTAGGCGCTATAACGGGTGCTGGAGCAATGCTTCCAAGAGAAGAAACAAATGAGTAAGAAAAACAAAGGCTTAAACCCCGAACTTGAAGGAGCAATTGAGAAGTTGCTAGCCGATGTTATGTCTGATCCAATGGCATCTTTAACCGACAAGTGCAAGGTATTAGACCGAGCAATCAATGTGGAAAAGCTCAAGCAAAAGATTAGTGATGATGAATGGGGTAGTGGGTTTATTGCTACTGAGGATGAGGAAGGTTAAACTATGAACTGTTTTAACTTCTCAGGGGATATTTATGGAAGCAATCGCACTCATTCGCCTAGCGTTAAAGGTCATCTCAGACCGCTTGCTGGTGATTTTGGCACTCGCCCTATCGTTTTCTCTAGCGTGCTGGACCATGTACGATCCACAACTGGAACGCCTAGGGACAATGGCTTTTTTCAGCATTTTCAGTTATCTTCTACTCAACACCAGAAAGAGAGAAACCCATGAAAGCACCAACATCCAAACCGAATAAAGGCTATGACTACACTTATGCTTGCCGACCACAAGTACCCTCGGATACGACTGGTGGCGGTGTAGCGTGGAAATCAGGTCAGTTACCCAATGGTGGGTTTCGGTCTGTATTTCAATTTGACGGTACAAACCCCAAGAATTCGCCAACCTCTAAGCCTGGCAATGCTGGTGGGAAGGACATCATCTAATGGCAAACAATATCCCATTTCAAGAGATGGGCAAAACGGTTCGGATCAATGTAAGCACATCTGCTAACACCGTAGCCATAACAGCCGATTCTCCATGCAATCAGCTTCGTATCCATAATGGTACGGCTGCCGAGGTTTTTATTCGTTGCGATACATCATCCACATCCGATGCTGCTATTCCTGTTGCTGGCACACCGAACTACGGTACTATTTTGCATAACAATCAAACCGTTATTTTTACAGCACCACGCATAACCACTACTGAAGGCGGATATACATTTTATGTGTCCGCTATCGTGGCTTCAGGTACTGCAACGGTATATGTCACACCAGGCGAAGGTTTGTAATGATTATTGAATCCATCATCGGTGCGTTAGTTCCCGTTGGTGTTGAAGGCATTAAACAACTGATCGCCAATTGGACTAATGGTGGCAAGCCTGTTTCGATTGACGATCAAATCAAACTCGATCAATCGGAAATAGCCCGCATTGAAGCCCTTGCTAAGCTTGATAACCCTGGTGGCACACCTAGTCAATGGGTGGTTGATTTAAGAGCGTCTAGCCGCTATTTAGGCGCTTTAATCGTCATTGTGGTTGGCTTATCCACGCTGTATTTCAGCACAACAGAATCCATCCAGCGCATTGGCATTGAAGCAGCCAACATCGCTTTTGGATTTTTGTTTGGCGCTCGCATTATGGCTAATCTGAAAAAATGATAAACAGTAGAAATATCAATGACTTACTTCCAAATGTTCAAGTGCGAGTTGAGAAGTTTCTTGAACTGTGTGAAGAAGAAGGTATTGATCTTTTAATTACTTCAACTTATCGTGATAATGAATCACAGGAAGCTCTTTATGAACAAGGAAGAACACGACCTGGAAAAATTGTTACAAACGCCAAATCAGGAGAATCTTGGCACAATTATCGCTGTGCTATTGATATTGTTCCTCTCGTTAATGGTAAGCCCAACTGGGATGGATCTGATCCTATTTGGCAAACAATTGGCGAGTTAGGAGAGAAGGCTGGATTGGAGTGGGCTGGTCGCTGGCACTCATTTAAAGAATTAGCGCATTTCCAGTACACAGGCGGTTTAACTTTGGCAGACCTAAAAGCGGGGAAAGAAATTGCCTGATGAAATAATGAATCTTGTTGCTAAAGAAAGAGATCCGCAACTTCTTGAACAAGCGAGAAAAGAATATCCCGTTCTTAAAGATTTAGATATTGGTTATAAATTTTCTCCTGGCGCTGGCAAGGGATTTTTAGAATATTACCCGCCTGAAGAAACTGGTAGTCCAGAATATCCAAGACCAAAAGAATTGCCTATGGGTAAACCAGGTATTGAAGTGTATGATCCAAAAACAAGACCTATTGATGTGTTAGGAGATATTGCATCGCACTATATGATTTATAACGATCCCAAAATGATTGAATATTACAAACAGTTTGGCAGCTCTTTATCTCCTGAACAACAAGAATTTATGCGTAATAAATATTTTTTTGAACAGCAACAGTATGGAGAGAATAGACCTTATGAACAATGGTATGAGATGAGTGGTTTGCCTGGATATTTCAGGGCTTATCCTTTCTCTCAATGGTCACCAGAGGATATTCAAAAATCATATAGCCCTGAACAAATTAAATTGTTAGATCAAGTAAAACAATACTTAGGAGTTAAATAATGCCACTCAAGAAAGGTAGTAGTAAAAAAACCATTTCCAAGAATATTCGAAAAATGATCCGAGAAGGCTACCCACAAAAACAAGCAGTAGCAGCAAGCCTGTCATCAGCAAGAAAAGCAAAACGGAAAGCAAAAAGATAATGGCGCAGCGCAAAAAAGGTCCTAGTCTTTCGGTTGGTCGTGGCGAGAAGCTCTCCGTTTCCGCTGGCGGGGGTTTGACTGCGAAAGGGCGAGCCAAATATAACCGAGCCACAGGATCAAACTTAAAAGCACCCCAAAAATCAGGTAGTCGGCATCGCTCATTTTGTGCCAGATCGAAACATTGGAAGGGTGAACGGGGTAAAGCAGCTAGACGCAGATGGGGGTGCAGATGAAACCAGGACTTTATGCCAATATCCATAAAAAGAGAGAGCGCATCCGTAAGGGATCAGGCGAGCGTATGAGAAAGCCTGGAAGCAAAGGTGCGCCAACCGAAGCAGCATTTCGTAAGTCTGCCAGGACAGCAAGGAAAAGAAAAGCCCGCACAAGGCGGGCATAAGTTTAATTACCAAATATTTCATTAAACAAACTTAATGGCATTACTTCGACTTCAGCTTTTTTGATTTTTGTTTCATGCCCTAATTTTTCAAATTCAGCAGCTTTTTTCTTTGCTGCTTTTTCTGTGTCGTAAGAGCTATAAAACTTGCCATCTTTAATAAGTTGATAGCGAATTTCTTTGCGCCATTTATCGGTCATATTAATTCTCCAGTTAGGTTAAAGAACAGTAGATAATTTCTCATCTACATAATCATTATAACATAACTAATCTTATTTGTCAAGTGCCAAATTTTGAAGCGCAGTAGTCGGTAACGATCTGATTGCATAGTTCTTCTTGATCTGGTGTTGCAACCAGAATGTCAAAGTACCAAATCGTTGTATCGCTATGACCTTGCTTCATACGCCAGATGTAGTTCATTAAATGCAACATCTGTTCAGGATCGTTGGTCTGCGTTACAAATTCCCCATAATTATCAAATAGATAGAATTGACTGTACCCTTGGGATAATAGCTGAATGGGTACTTTTGAGAACTTGTAATACTGCTCTGCTGTCCTAAAGTCTGCTTCATAGTAGATCAACGGTTTCTTTTCAAACGAGCAGCTCTGAATTACATCCCAGTCGTAGCCATCGGTGTCAATCTTAATGAGCGACAAATCATCCACCTCATACTCTCTAATAACAGTATCAAGCGGAATACCGACTGTACCTACCTTGCCTTTAACGAGCTGCACCTTGTTCTCTGGAAACACCTGGCGCACATGGTCATAGTTACGGGCAAGATACTTAAAGATGTTCTCCTCTGCTTCAACGCAAACAAAGGATAGTGCGGGATTGTTTGCCATCATGGATGCCATGAGTAATCCGCAGTTCGCACCGACATCAATGACTGTGCCATCAATGTACTTACCTAAGAATGGCAAGAAGCGGTCATAGAGCTTGTGTTTCTGCTGGTAGTGAGGAATAGGATTACCAGGGTTTACCTCTAAACGAATATCTTGAATTTGCATAATTACTCCGATGGGGTTAGTTGACCTTCAAACGCATAAGTACCAATGTGGGCTAATTGACACCAAGGCGCTGCGTACACCTTGCCACCCATTTCCCGCCAAGTACGGCAAAAGTGATAGTCTTCGGAGAGCAAACGGTTTGTTCCAGGTTCAATGGAAGTCGTAAAGTATTCTTTAATTGGCTCGGATTGTTTCATCATGCCACCTAAGTCAATCACATCATTGGAGTAACTTGGTACAACCGCATCCATCTTTTCAAAGACCTCACGCTTAATCAACATAAAGCCAGTACCGCCATTGAATATCTCGACTGGGATGCCAATTGGAACGGTGACCTCGCCCACATAATCCACCAGGTTCACCACAAAGCTACCCGTATGGTTCTTAAGCTGATCGAATGGTACACCCCGATCCATTGCTGCCTTGACCTGATACCAGTTAATCTCTTTTTTAGGATAGATTCCGCACAGAACATCCTTGTCAGCTCGAATCATGTGGATTACATCATCGGCACGAAAACGAATGTCGGAATCAATAAACATCAAATGAGTACATTCTGTTTTCAAAAAGGTAGATGCCAATGAGTTTCTGGCTCTGGTAATCAAGCTCTCATTAAACATAAAGCTAAAGTGAACATCCACGCCATTACCTTGGCAAGTGGTCATTAGCTGGATAACGGACTGCATATAGTAACCAGCGCACATTCCACCATACATCGGTGTTGCTACAAATAATTTAGTTTTTGGGGTTTCGATTTGCATATTCTTTAAATTCCTTTATTGGTGTTAATTGTTTAATAGTTACCACACAGTTATCTTGATAGCCTAAATTTTTTACTTGGTGAACACTAGCAAATCGATCACGACTGATTGCGCCACAAATACGAACCGTATCTTCGCTTAATATTTTTACAAGTATGGCAACATCGGCTACAAATTTATCCATACTCTGAAATAACAAAAGTTTTGCTCTTGTTGTTTTAACATCAACTTTCCAGCCTTTATAAATAAAATCATATCCAGGATCACCACCCAAATAATTATCGGTATTAACAGGCAAACCAAGCTCGTTTGCAACTGCCCATTCACCAGTTAAACCCTCTCTAGCTGTAGCAAAGTTATCTCTAGCTTGATCGACCCGTTTGTAATTAATTAATCCCTTATCTCTTTTATATTTGCAACGCTCGGCAGCAGCCCAAGCAATTTGATAAGTTTCCAAATCTGATAAAAACACAATCATATTTATCATTTACCAAAATGATCTGGCACGATCTTTATAATGACTTTGCCATTTGGTAAGAACCCTACAATCTCATAAGTCACATCTTTCATATCTCACTCGCTTTCTTTTCTTAATTTATCTACTTCTTCTCGCAAGGACTGTATTAAATCTGCAAACCTATTATTAATTTCTTGCAACTCCGCTATGCGGTCTGCTTGTTGGCGAATCATTTTTGCGGCACTGTCTCTTGGAATTAATGGACCTTTTTCCAATTCATCAGCCATTTCTAACGCAGTTAATTTATCTGCCAATTCGTATGCGTTCATACAATCTCCCCGTTAGTGCCAGCAGCTCAAAAAGATGGCTGGCGCACCTTACCTAACTATCCTTGCGGATTCTCTTTTGAGCTAGAGGGGATTACTTCAATCATTACTTGGCAGCCACCACCTTTGACTTGCTCTCCTCGCTCAATCAATAGCTTTTGCACCTGAACATCCGAATCGAAAATACCAGCGTGTTCTAAGCTATCCAGAATCGCTTTGGCGCAATTGTCAATATCCATCAGCTTCTTGTTTCTTGGCTGCAAAACAATATGAACCATGAGCGACTGTGAACCCAATTTCGGTACTCTCCGTTGTAAACATTCAATCCAAACTGCCTGGCGAAACTCTTGACCACGCTTGCTGATAAACCTACGATGCCCACTCGCAATCCAATAATTATTAATTGAGGGCGGGTAAGGTAGGTTTAATCGAATCATCAGCAGCCGATAGGTCTAAATGGTCCTTGTGTGCCAACATCCCAACAACACATACCACCTTTACCATCAGGCACGCACTTCACCTGGGCTGATACGCTTAACGACATCATGGATAACAAAACAATTGCAATTGCTTTTTTCATGCTCATCTCCTTAAAATGGTACTTCACCATCATCAACTCGATTTACTTCTTTGGGGTATTGCTGAGTATTCTGGGGTTTCCAGTTATCCTCTGACAAACTAATCAACTGCCCTTTTGGGGTGTTCTTAGTCCAGCCAGCAATCTTTAAGGTTTGACCCGCCTTGTAATCTTCTGATAGAAGGATCGTGCCTTTCCAATCAGGTGATCGCTCATGCTTGCGATCTGTGTTCTGAAACAACACACCTTTGCCCATCTGGGCGATATGTCCATTAGCCATTTAATCCTCCTTGTTCAGCTATCTTGGATAAAAACTTTGCCATCTGATTACCATTCCAGGTCTTAGTAAACGCATCATTAGCGTTGCGTAAACGGTTGTACTTTAAGGTTTTCTCTTTGGCATCGAGCTTCGAGTTCTTAATCTTGGCGTACAGATCCACAAACCCATTGACCCAATCCTCCAAGTTCAAATAGGTTGCATACGGTTCTGGGTTGTCTGGAATGTAGAGTGGCAGCTTATGGATCAAGCCACCAATATTTGACTTTGGGGGTGTGAATGTAACCTCCCCGCTATCTACATCAACGGTTAGCTCATCGCTTTTGATTTCCTCAATTGTGATCGCTTTCTCATGTTTTGCTGGTTCAAAGTCTGCCACTTCTTCAGGACTGTAGAATCCCGTAACTGAGCCAGGAAACACGCTTCGTATGCCTTCTGAAATGCATCGGGATCTAAGCATTGCTCTGGGGAACTTCTGCCAGCCCGAACCTGGTTTGACAAGCCCGATCCTGGTTGCCTGTTCAATTGTCCAGGTAACGGCAAGCTCTCCACCGTTGGGGTGACTAAATACGCCTGTAACTTTTTCATCGGTGTAATCCTTCCAATCGACTTTACCGCCAGCATTTTGAAAACGAGCCAGCATCGCATCGGCTTTCAATGCTGGTCTGCCCTGGATAATATGAAAGTCACGAGCTGCTGTGGCTGGATGTAAACCCTCTGCTTGAGCTACTGCCATCAACGCTAGAACGCTATTCTTATCCTTCATACCAAATAGCCCTGATTGTGCTATCGCACCCGCCATTTGATCCATATCATTAAAACTCACGATATTACTCATGTCATCATCTCCGCTAAAGTTAGGACTAAATCAACGACAGAAGTGGCTGCCATTACCCATACTGCTATATCGATGGTATTCATTTGACTAAGAACCTCCGAGATCCTGGCTGCTCGATTACGAACTTCTCATAAATATCTGGCATCGCCTGTTTGAATAGATCACTAGAAAAGCGCTTGGATGCTTTACTAGCCCTCCAGGTTACGAGTGTTTCACCTGAGTAAGTAGTGATACTGCCACGCTCACCCATTGCATTACGGATCGCCACCTCTACGGCTTCGGCTTGATCCTCTAGCGCCTTAATGCTCGCCTTGTATTGCTTGAGCTGCGCTACTGCGATCTCGATTTGCTGAGTAGCGACTAGGGCATCCTCGTTGCTGGTTGGATAGATTAGCTTGGTTTGCTCGATGCTTTCCGCTGGCGGTAGCGTATCGGTTTTACAGAACGCCCAGAGCTTCGCCATCTGTTGCACCAATTCATCTTTTTGAGCCTGGCTGATATTGAACTCAAAGGTAAGGAACTCTTGACCTCCAAAAAGCACAGCCAAAAATATACGATCAATGCCATGACAAGCGCACTCATGTACCAATTGGGCATAGTCAGCATCAGGAATCCGATTGGTGTCGGCATCAAACTTATTGCGAACTCCCGCATTGTAGTTTTTAGCTTCAATAAGCACACGACCATCTGCACTAATGAAATCAAAATGAGAACGAAACCAAGATTCTGTTGGATGTGTGAGAGCATAATCCGCTTCCTTTAACTCCATCTTATGCCGATCCTGGAATAAGCGCCCAATGATCGGTTGCATGACATGACCCATCTGCACCGCTTCATTGTCGGATAGATCAGGAATCTCTCGTTTACCTTGCTTAGTGAGTATGGCATCCACCGCACGACCATTCGCAGCCATGCGGGAATCACCACTCCACCATGCTGAGTTTCTCACCTCAGCAGCAAAGTCCGCTTGATTATTTGCCATATCAAGCTCCCTTTGTAAGGATGTTTAATAGTGCCATTAGATGATTAACTTGCTTACGATAGAATTCCACCTTATCCCGCAACTCGCTAATCTCATCTAGCCCTTGCTGGACAGCTTCATCTTGTCGCTCAGTTAATCCTTCTAACTTTGTAATGCGATTGTTTAGATCCCGTACATCTTGCTCTGTGTAAATTGGTACGGACTTTGGTTTGTTCTTGCTTCCTGGTGTTCTTGCCATGGTTATCTCCCGAAAGGAATGGTTGATAGATCGTCTAGTTCGCTGGTGTTACTCTCAACAAACCACTTCGCTTCTTGACCGCATTTGTTTTCTAAAAAGCGCATTTGCATTGCATCGGAATAGATCGAGCGCCCATCAACGGGGTTGATCCAGCTATCCTTTTTGCAAGTGTGAGCGCCTGGAATATAGTGTTCGCAATCGACACATAGCTTCATAAGTTCTCCTAGTTAGGTTAATTGATTAGGTACTACAACGACAGATTACACCATTATTTTTTCTAATGCAACTATTTTTTTAATCATCTATTTGCATAAAGCATACATAGAATTCTATATCATAGATATATAGTAATATATATATAGTAGTAGAATAGACATAGTAGTTCTAATAGACATCGTAGAATAGATACTTCGTAGAATAGAATCCATCTATTCTCTTTCTATCATATAACTTCGTAGAATAGACATAGTAGGGTAATAGATATAGAAGCATAATAGACATCGGAGAATAGTCTATTCGTCTATGTACGATAGAAGTAGGTCAGTCACCGCAAAAGCATGGGATCGCTTCATCATCCCCAAACATTTTGGATTGCTCTTGCGTGTATTTGAGCATTTGGGCGTAAGAAGGTCGGTCTTTTCGAAAGCGTGCGCCATCGCCTGTGTATTGCCCTTTGCTGTGGATGCGCTGTTCTTGTTCAGCCCACCAAGTCGCACGAGCTGGCTTTTCAGAAATTAAGGATTGGATGGTTTTTGCGCCCTTGAGAAAGCATAGGTCACAATTGCCATGTAATGTTTTGCCACCGATATTGGGTAAACCTAGGTCAAATGGTTGCTCTTGCCAAAACTTTCCCACATCCTCTGCGGTTACACCCGCAGCGACAAGCGGGGTGCGCTCTCGTGGTATTTTGGCTGCTCTGCGGGGTTCATCGGCTCTGATTCCAACCCAATCCATTTGTTCGTTGTGCTTCCATCCTAAAGACTTAATAAATCGGTGTATCGTGCGTATTTTCAATTCAACCGTACAAAAACGGGTAACGGGATTGGGTAGGTAGTTTTTCTTGGTTATCAGGGCTTCAAACGGCTCGCCCGATCTGCTGGCGGTAAAAAAGTCCACCTCTTTATATTTGGGTTCTTCAGGCGAATACTCCAACCAATGAATTTTGACCCCCCAATGGTCGGAACAGTCTTGGACAAATCGGAGGGTTGCTTCTTCTTCTTTTCCCGTATTGGCAAAACAGGCGAGAGCGTTTTCGGGTAAACCGTTATTAGCCTGAATCACCTGGTAGAGCATATAGGCGGAGGTGCGCCCACCTGAAAAGGAGATAACTGTAGGTTCAAGGATGGTGTAAGGATTCATTTAAAGCCCATTAGAAGCGAAAATAATTAGGGGGTGAGGTTACCCCCTTGGTGTTTGATAGAAAACGCTTCACAGAAGCATTAAGAGGGTCAAGAAAATCACCCAAAGAGCCGAAAGCGCTGCAATTTCCCAAGGCTTATCGTTGTAATTAATCATGGCGTAGAGTTCCCTTTTTGTTTGTGGATAACCAAGCGCCCAAAGACAAGGGATTTACCCCTTGCTTGGCGCACCAATAGAGGTAGGCTTGGTATTTGGTATTCATACGGTTTCTTCTTGGTTAATCAGTTCGTCTGCGATAACCTCGGCACAGAACCACACCACCGCATTAGCAAACGAGGTGAACCCCTGTGCAAGTGCTTTGGTTAAATATTCGGGAGTTTCGCCTGTTTGGTCGCACCAATCGCTAACAATGGTGTGTAATTCCTCGGTGTATTGACCATAAAGGGCAATCGTTTGACTGTAATAAATCATCGTACCCGCAGAACCATTAACGCAACCATAACGAGCAATTTCTTTTAATTCCTCGATTTCATAGTTCTGAATCATGTGGTTTTTGAATGTGTCTTGCATAGTAATTCTCCTTAGTTAGATAAAAGTGTTGTTTTTATGCTGGCTTTGTTTTTCGGATCAGGAAACATAAGAACCGAACAATCCCGCCTTGATGTATGTGTCGCAGCCCATTTCTACTTCTTTCCAAGTTGAATAAAAAGAGTCATGTGTAATGCAGTCATCATCATTGAAAAACTGAGCAACGAAGCCATTTTCTACTTTTGCAACTTCGCAATAGTTTTCGATTAAATACCACTCGGCTAAAGGTTTGTCGTTGTCATCGTCATAAGTGCCAAATGTCATAGAACCATCATTTAGACAATATAAGGCGCAATCAATCATAAAGTCATAGGTTTGATAGATTGGTGAGTTTGTATCAACTGAATACTGATTTTTTTTGACAGTTATGGGAAGGTTAACAATTACCGCTTGAGTTTCTTTGTCAATGAATATTAGCTTCATAAATCCTCCGATTAGTTGGTTAAATGATTATTCAAAGTAAATTAACACAGCAAAAAAAGCATAAGAAACAGCAATAAAAAAATATAAAACCTTGTGTTCTGCTGAATACAATTTATTTAAAAGTTTGTTAATCATAATTTCCTCGTTTAGTTAGGTTATGCAATTAGATTGCATAGATTGATTATACACAAATACAGGTTATGCAACATATTTGATTATTGTATTTTTTAATCGAAAATCAATTTTTGATAGCCAGCAACTAAGATCGGAAAAGTTGCATAGTCTATCTTCTATATTCTATAGACTATAATATATATGTCTATAGTTATATAATTAATTAGTAATGTAGTAAATAGTTATATAGGTAAATTGGGGATTTGGTGAAGTGATTGGAAGATTGCCCACCCTCCGCCCTCTGCGTAAATGGGAAAATGGACAGGGACACTCAACACAGTTCCAGGAGTGTTTTTCCGTTAGCGTTTAGGGCTTGGGTCGGTTTGTCCGTTGCTCGTCATGACACGCTAGACTTCGGGCTTTTTGATTGGACTTTGGGCGGTGGAGTGCGTGACCCCCAACTCAATCCCCCCAGAAAAAATTTACAGTTTTTGTAGGCAGACTGTATTAGGCGTTAGATTGATCGTATCGGAGGTTCTGCCGTAGATGGTTCGGCTAAGTACGCCAAAGGCATTGAAAACATTGAAGGTTGTCCAGAGTGGTCCAGTATCAATGGCTATGATGTGCTGGCAATAATTGGACAGATTCCCAATCTGCGTTACATCCATACCCCACTCCAAGGTGCTATTGGTGAGTCCTGTGGGGTGCGTAGTGATGACTTTTAACCCCTGATTACAGAGTTTTCGTACCAATTCCACGAAATATTGGGGGTGAAAGTCAGGTAATTGCCCACTCATCGGTGGTGCGTTAATGATGAGGTAGTCAAAAGGCTCAAAGGTTCTGGCGTTCAAAGCGGGGTAATCGAACAATAGATCCCCCTTGCTGGCTATAGGATTGGAAATACCGAGTACGGAGGATAGGTAAGTAAACCAATCCAGATGGAAGTTCACCCAATGTCTGCATTGTGGGTGCTGGTAAAAGAAGTTATTAACCCCAATCCAGGCGTTGACCGAGTTCGGGTGGATCGAGAGATCCTTCAGGTAGATCGGAAACTCGTCAATGATGGGCGCAAGCTGGATGTGATGCTGCGGATTGCAATGGTGTGTGAACTCTTTATCGGGATTGAGGATGGATGCCTTACGCAAATAGTTAAGGTGTATAAGGTTATCCCCTAGATGGTATTCATTAAATGTGTATATCATGTTATTATGGTACTACAGATTAATAAGGAGAGAATGATGATAGAGATTCAAAAAGACATTCCCTTGCCAGCCGAGAAAAAGCGCAATGTGTACCCATATAAGGAAATGGACATTGGGGAAAGTTTCTTGGTCAAAGAAGGCAAGATTCAAATTGTCTGCAATGCTAATTACCGAGCTGGCAAAGTTTCGGGTAAAAAATTTATCGCTAGACGAGAAGGGGATGGGGTACGGGTATGGAGAACGGCATAAAGACAGCAAACGGTTCAATGACCGTAGAGCAGTACATTGAGAAGGCAAGTGACGATGCCAAAAAAATGTACATGGAACGGATCTGGCGCATGGACAAAGAGCAGATCTTTCACGAACTGATGCGGGTTCATGCGGAAAGCTCTAAGCTCCTCATGCAAGCCCAAGCGGAGTTAGATTACCTTAAAAGCCTAGTTGAGCAAGATGACGGGGATGCAAGACATTGACAAGATTAACCAAGAGCGACTGCTTTACAAGACCGAGATGATGCGAGCCATAGCGTGTCGTAAGAAGAAGGACAAAATAGCACTAGCAGCCGAATGGAAAGCCAAGTATTCTGAGATGACTTACAACGCACTCATTCAACTGGCACGCAACCATTCCGCTAGACTAAAAGTCGCTTATTGGGATCTCCCGAACTTTGAACACAAACGATTAGGCAAACACCAATGAAAAGCGCAGCGGTCATTACCGTTACCAAAGGTCGGCATACTTTAGAAAAGACCATGCGCTCGGTGACGTACCAAAGCTATCCATGCACCCACTACATTTTGTGCGATGGCGATGATGAGAGTAGCCTGGCACAGTTTTACGATATGACCCAAGATTATTCCGAGTACAAAGCCAGGTGGTGCTATTGGGGTAATCGGATTGGTGGTAACGGCTGGCTTGGACAAAAATGGTTAGCAGCTGCACCACAACTCATTACCGAAGATGTGACTTTCTTTTGCAATGACGATGATTGGTTTGACGAACACCATGTTCGCTACATTATGGCGAAAATTAATGCGGGCTGTGATTGGGCGTATTCTTTACGCAATGTGTATGACGAGCAAGGCAACTTTCTCTTGCAAGACAACTGCGAAGCATTAGGAGAATTGCATCACGCCTGGAATATGGAAGGGCATCATTTTGTGGATTGGTGTATGTGGGGAATGAGAACTGACAAACTGCAACCGATTGCCCATATTCTCAATCGTAAAGAGTTAGCGGTAGATCGCCACTTTTATCAAGCAGCTAAACAAATTTATCCGAACTTTGCTTGCACCAACAAACACACCTTTAATTTTCGATTAGGTGGTGGCTGTGGTGTACAGAAAGAATTTTTTGAAATAGGCAACAAATGGATGTTAGAAAAATTTAATAACAAATTGCCTTGGATTACCACATGAATTTTAATCAAGAATTGTTTTACAAGTTTTGCTCACAGCTTCAGATTGAAACTAAAGAGCAAGGCTTAAAAAAGATGGGCAACCTACTCGGTAGCCAAACTTATGTAATGGATGAGATTACTAAAGGATTGCAAGACGATGTGCATTTCTTTGTAATCTTGAAAGGAAGGCAACTTGGCATCACAACAATTTCACTCGCACTCGATCTCTACTGGCACTTTACACACCCAGGGCTTCAGGGAACACTTACAACGGATACGGAAGAAAACCGAGATATGTTCCGATCAACCTTGGGAATGTATATGGATGGTTTGCCCAAGGAGTACCGCATCCCGATCCTTGCTCACAACCGAAATCAGCTTTCCCTCAAGAACCGCAGCCGTATCTTTTATCAAGTCGCTGGACTTAGAGCTAAAGGAAGTCTGGGTCGTGGCAAGGCTATTACATACTTGCATGGTACAGAAACAAGCTCTTGGGGAGATGAAGAAGGACTAGCATCTTTATTGGCATCACTCGCAGAAACAAATCCTGATCGTCTGTATATGTTTGAGAGTACAGCACGAGGATTCAATATGTTCCACGATATGTATGTCACCGCTAAACGGGCAAGAACGCAACGAGCAATTTTTTGTGGCTGGTGGCGCAATGAACTGTATATGCTCGATCCTGAGAGTAGCACCTACAAAGTCTATTGGGATGGCAAGCTCACAGGCGAAGAAAAAGAATGGGTCAGAGATATTAAAAAACTCTACGGCTATGAAATCAATTCAAGGCAGATTGCCTGGTGGCGTTGGAAACTCTACGAAGGAATTAAAGACGATTCGCTGATGTACCAAGAGTTTCCTCCTACCGAGGATTATGCGTTTGTGATGACGGGAACTTCTTTCTTTTCTAATGCGAGGTGTACGGATGCTGTCAAAAAGATTAAGCGAATGGACTGTGAGTTTTATCGATACAGCTTTGGAGTTAACTTCCAAGATACTGAAGTGGTTAAGTCCACAGAAAGATTGGCTACACTCAAGGTTTGGGAACAGCCTGTTGATACTGCTTATTATGTTATTGGCGCTGATCCCGCTTACGGTAGTTCTGATTGGGCTGATCGTTTCTGTATTCAAGTCTTTAGGGTATATGCTGATGGTCTTGAGCAAGTGGCTGCGTTTGCGACTTCCGAACTAAACACCTATCAATTTGCTTGGATTATTGCTCACTTAGCGGGTGCATACAAAAACTCTACGCTGAATTTAGAAATCAATGGTCCAGGTCAAGCCGTTATTAACGAACTGAAAAACTTACGCAGACAAGCCGCTGCAATGGGATCTGCTTTAGGTAAAGACTTAATGGATGTGTACGCCAATATGCAAAATTACATTTGGCGCAGAAACGATACTCTGGGTGGCATCTCCAATAGCATTGGCTGGCTCACTACATCGGCTACGAAAGAGAGGATGTTGACCTACATGAAAGATTACTTTGAGCGTGGCATGATGGACATTTACGACATGGATACCATTGAGGAAATGAAAACCATGATTCGAGATGGTGGTTCAATTGAAGCATCGGGTCGCAATAAAGATGATCGAGTAATTGCTAGCGCCTTAGCGTGCGCTGCGTTTGCTGAACAAGTGCAACCTAGGCTTATTGCTCAAAAGATTACACGAGAAGTATCCAAGGTTCAGGATGATTTCACCCCAGAGCAGTTGACAGTTGGGCGCAATGTGTCAGACTACCTCAAACGAATAGGGGTGTATGGGCAATGAAACCGACTTTACCCAAGTCTGTACTTCGCAAAACCATTAAACGATTCTTAAAAGATCGCAATCGAGGTATCAGTATTGAACTATTTGCCGATCTGTGCGGGGTGTCCTCTAGTATTTTGGAAGCCGTCTTTAGAGATGAAACCGAACCATTGACCGAATATATCCAGCGCAGAGTGTCTAAAGGCTATACCGAGTGGAAAAACGGGGAAGTAGCCATTATGCAAAACCGAGATACCAGCAAATTTGTGCAATACCGCAAAGAAGCAAAGCCAGTCTTGTATAAGAATACGGGTTTACACCTAGTTAATGGTGAGATAAAGATTAAAGTAGGTATTAGTAATAGATGTGATTATGATAGTGTAACGCTTGATGAGCAATTAGGAAGGGGATAAGATGCCAGTCAAAAATGATTACAAATGCCCGACACATGGGTATTTTGAGAGTACCAAAGCGCAATGTCCAATGAAAGGATGCCAAGATGAAGTTTTTATCGTTTTTTTGCAAGCTCCAGCAACTATTTCGGCTAAAACGAAGTTCACCGACAACTCCACCAAGCAACTCGCAATGGAGTTCGGAATGTCAGACATCAAAACCACGAGGGAAGGCGAACACCAAACGGGATACCTCACCCGCAAAAACAAGTTCACCGAAAAAGAGTACGAGCAAGCCGAAAAGTACGCAACCCGTAAAAGAGGGGTCAACAAAGACAAGATCCAACCTCAACAGATCCCGCAAACGCCAGCAGAAGCCCGCCCTGGTGATGCAGCGATCTGGGGTGGTGGATTCCAAGGACTAAATATGCAATCGTTGTTAACGGGTAGAGCAATTCAATCGGTTAAAGGTGAAGCGGTGGGCTTGACACCATCTCAGGCTGGTATAAACTCAGGACCTAGAGTAGATCCAAAAGCAACCTTGAGAGATCCTGATAATCTAAAGATCAAGACATGAGAATCCCGTCAAATAACGCAGACCGAGAAGATTTTTATTTAGACATTATGCAAAAGTGCATGGTGTCAAAAGAGGAAAGGCGGGGAGATTACAACACATTACGGGCTTATTACTTATTTGGCTCTGGACCAGAAGATCCTCCAGCCTACTTTAATAAGATTAACCCGCACCTCGATCAACTTTCATCCTTTCTTTATTCAGCCGAAACCACACGATTCTCCATCGGTTTAGGCGCATCGGTAAACCCGATTGAACACCGCAAAAGTCCAGCGTTAACTCAAGCATTGAATGACGAGTGGCTCAATTCTAATGCTGACCAAGTTTTTTCTTCGGCTTTGAATTGGTCGTTGGTGTACAACTCTAGCTTTGTGAAGCTGGTAATGAAAAACGGTATTCATCCTTACATGGTCGAACCCTCTGCAATGGGCGTACTGCGTGAGGATACCCCTTATACAGACAGGCAAGAAGCGCTAATTCAGACCTACTACATTACCAAGTCCGACCTCTACGCCCGTCTGTATTCCCATCCAAAACGGCAAGAGATTGTGGATAAGCTCTCCACAATGGTATCTCCCAAAGAATCCGAGATGCCCGATGCCGTAAACCGCATCATTACAAGCCAAACCAATCCGACTATTTACGGCAATGTCAACATGGACTTGTATGGTGAAATGAAATATGTTCCACGAGTCGCTGAAGATACCGTAGAGATGCACGAACTATGGGTGTGGAATGACGAAACAGAAGATTATCAAGTGGTGACCATTGCTAGCCCTAGGGTGATTATTTATGACCGCCCAGGTGCTAGCCTTTTTCTTAAAGGCGAATGTCCATTTATCCAGGTTTGCCCGAACCCCTTGTACGACTACTATTGGGGAGAATCCGAGTGTCAAAAGCTCATTCTCTTGCAGCAGCTTCGTAACCAGCGCATGAACGAAGTATTGGATCTCTTGTCCAAGCAAGTTAGCCCGCCAACCGCATTAGTAGGATTTACGGGTATATTGGATGAGAAGAACTTTGCTTTGAACCGAGCTGGTGGTTTATTGGCAACCGATATGCCAAACGCCAAAGTAGATCGTCTAGCACCACAGATGCCGACTGATCTATTTGAGGTCATTCGTGAGATTGATGCGATGTTCTCCGAGGTTTCGGGGATAAGCAATGTTCTTTCTGGGCGTGGCGAATCAGGTGTTCGCAGCCAAGGACACGCTAGCCAATTAGCCAGATTAGGTAGCTCCAGAGCCAAGAAACGGGCATTGGTCGTTGAGGATAGCTTAGAAAAGATGGCTACTCTATACCTCAAGCTCATGCAAGCCTACGATCCAACACATTTTGTGGACACCGAAGGCAAAGAGTTTATTGCCGAACAATTTACCAAAGACTATGTGGTTAAGGTCGATGCTCACAGCAACAGTCCAATCTTTACCGAGGATCTCAAGCAATTAGCGTTTAATTTGTTCAAGGCTCAAGCCATTGACAAAGAATCCCTACTTGACTTGCTTGAACCTCCAATGAAACAATTGTTGAAAGACAAATTAAAGCGTCAAGAAAAAGAGGGCGGTGGCGCAGCACCTCAGTCTGGTGGAGCGCAGCCGATTAAGTTACCAAAACGGGAGCAACAAGTTGGCTAATCAAAACATTGCACCAAAGGCAGATCAGCCTAGAGTAACCACAGAATCGTTAAAGCGTGGTGAAAAACCCGCTGGTTTGGAGTATCGTGTAACGAACATACAAAGTTATGGTCGTAGTCCAAAGACAAGGACTATGGGCAGACAAGTTAGGGGATAGTTAACTGGAGATGGCTATGTACGGCAAAAAGATGAAGCGTGGTCGTAAGACCCGTAGATAAGTTTCACTGTGAGGGTGAAAACAAGGTTGTGGCTGCCTGACCTTATAACTAGGTGACCGCTGCTAATTGGAGAAATCAAAATGGCACGCAAAGCTCGCAAAGGTCGTAAAGCTCGCAAGTAATCCGTAAGGATTATTCGGGTGACCGATAACCTCCCTTGGGGGGAGGGAAGCAAAAATAATACCCCCCACTTGACAAGCAATAGATTAGGTTTAATCTATGCAGTAATTTGATAGGAAAAAGTTATGGCAGTAGCACCAGACAAATTAATGGAAATGATTAGAAGCCAACGGGATTCCGCTACTCCTACTGGTGTTCCTCCTACCCCAGAAAATCCTTCTGCTGGTATATCCGATTCAAGCACACCTCCCATGAGCGCACCCATGTCCACGCCCGAACCTAAGATGGGAAATCGAGAAGGCGCAATGGTCAATCTGTCAATGGCAATGGATTTATTAAAACAAGCTCTACCAGCCATCGGTGCAGAATCGGAAGAAGGCAAAAAATTATTAAGCGCAATCCGTATGGTTACGGGTGTGCTTGGTCCTAAACAAGATCAAGCCAGCGCTTTGCAACCGTCAGAAATTTTACAGATGTTACAAACCTTACCTCAAGCTGGTGGCGCTACGCCTGAAGGTAAAGCAATGTCACAAGCGCCAGCAATTCCTGGAATGGCTGCTCCAGCACCATCGCCTGTAGCCACTCCTTCACCTCAACCCATGTAAAGGACTAAAAATGGAACTCTTTAAACCTCGTGGCGCAAGTCAACCACGCAAACCAACAGACAATAACCAGAAAAACGGTCAAGTAATTAACACTCCCCGTTATTCTCAGTTCGGTGGCTTAACCGCTGCGAACAAGGCTGGCTACAAGAACATGATGTCGATGAGCCAACCTGGTGATACTAAAAAAGTTATTTAATCTAAGTTAGGGGATAAAAAATGAGCTTAGAAGATATTAGTTTAGAGCAACGGGATGAGTTAGCCCTCTTGATGAAAGAGTTGGCTGAAAATCCCGCTACTCGTAAAGAAGCCTTGCGTTTGACCAAAAAGGTTAGACCCAATTTGCCTATTCCTGAACTAGAGCTTGAGGATTACACCGAGAAGAAGGTGACACAAGCTGAAGATCGGGTAGCCCAATTGGAAGCCAAGCTCAAGGAAAAAGAATCGTTGGAAGAACTACAAAAGCGCAGAGATAAACTAATTAAAAAAGGTTTAGCTTCGGAAGAAGATATTGAGGAAATCGAGAAAATTATGCTTGAAAAGAAAATATCCGATCACGAAACTGCTGCCGAGTATTTCGACTGGATGAAACAAGCTGCTCAACCCACACCGTCTGGTTACAACCCAAGCCCACTCAAAGGATTTAATTTGAATGAGTATTGGAAGAATCCAGTACAAGGCGCAAGGAATGAAGCAGCAAAAGCATTGGCTGAGTTGCGTAAAAACACTCGCCCAATTGGTATTTGAAGTTTGCAGTAGAAGGGGATATTTGAATTTTGTTTGGAGATAAACTATGCCTATAGGTGGCGGTATTCTTCCAGCATCGGGTACATCGCAATATAACGAACTTACTTATGTAACTCGTAGAGCGTTTATCCCCAAGCTGGTCGTACAACTTTATAACAGCACACCCTTGATGGCTGCGTTGATTGCTAACAGTCAACAGGCTTCTGGTGGTGTATCCCAAGTAACTGTACCAGTTCAAGGCGCACAATTCGTTAACGCACAATGGTCTGACTACTCTGGTAGCTTTACGCAACCAGCCGTTCAGCAAGGTGCATTTAACGCTGAGTTCAACCTCAAGCTGATGATTGCTCCCGTACCGTTCCTCGGTATGGAAGGTGCTGTACAGCAAGACTATGCCATTATTCCATTAATTGAAGCTCGTATGAACGATGCAACCAATGTAATGATGGATGCAATGGCTACTGCGTTGTACAACAACTACACCAATACTCAGCAGTTTATTGGTTTGCCAGGCGCAATTGACGATGGTACAAACCTTGCAACCTACGGTAACATTAACCGTTCTACCTACACATGGTGGAAGTCTAAGGTTTATGCTGCTGGTGGTGTAAACCCAACTCGTCAAAATGTCCTTCAGTACATCTCTGGAACTGTGAAGAACGGTGCAGAAGTGCCTACTTTTGGCGTTTGCGGATTCGGTACTTGGACACTTTTAGCTCAAGATTATGTAGGTCAAGAGCAATATGTGATTACCCCAGGTAGCGGATTTGATGGCGATGCTAACGGTCCTCAAGCTGCTTTCAGAGCGTTGATGGTCGCTGGTGTACCTATTTATCCAGATCCTTATTGCCCAGAGGGTACTGTCTATTTCATTAACTCGAACTACTTGAGCTTGTACATTCACGATCAAGGTAGCTTCGTATTTACTGGATTTGAAAGCACTCTACCAAACTGGCAGATTGGTTATGTTGGCGCTGTCTTGATGATTGCTGAATTAGTAAGCACCAAGCCGAAGTCAATGACCAGAGTTTCTGGCTACAACTCTATTAGTCTATAAGGAGAACTAGTCATGGCACTCGGCTTAAATAAAATCCTGATTTCAGGTAGCAACGCTAATACACCTGGTGCGTATTGGCAGCTTACAACCATCAGCGCAACTACCGCTGGTAATGTCGTACCCGCTGGAACTTATATTGCATTTGCAACAGCTAATGTGATTATTCAAGCAGTATCGGCTTACAACACAACCACAAGTACTGCAACATGGGGTAATGTGGGCGCAATCAATGTGGGTGGCGTTGTGATCTCTGATGGTGTGAATGTCCGTATGTTGGCAACTACTAATGCTACAGTCACCTTGGCTGAAGTAAATGGTGGACAAGCTGTTTCTGGCACTTACAACAGTTAAGGAGAACAGAAATGGCTAACTCGAATCGTGTTGGTGCGCTATACCTAGACAGTTTTGGATATGGCGTACTTGGAAAATTAACTGCTCAGTCCTTAGCAACAACAGGTACTGCTCAGATTAAGATTCCTTTGTTGTCAGGCGGGTTAACCAACAGCGGATCAACAGCAAACTCTGGTGGGGTTATTGTTCGGCAAGTTACCGTACAAAATCCTACTGGATCTATTGCTAGTGCAAATATTGGTATCACTATTTCAAGCACAGGCGATATGACCTCAAGCAATGTGGTTGTTGCTAATGTGGTCTTGTCATCTGTTAGCGCTGCTGGTAAATACCAAGATTTGACGGTTGCATATCCAGCAAATACGGAAATTACTGGAAACCAAACGCAAGCACTTTATGTGAATGTGAATACCGCTTCTGGTAACTCAAACACCGTAGATATTGTTGTTTATGGACAAGTGGTGAGCTTCTAATGATTTATGTAACCAACAACACCCAAGAACCCCTTAAAGATGGCTTTGGTGGTGTCTTTTATGATTTTCTTCCAGGTAAGACAATTCAAATACCTGAAGAAGCTGCAAGACACATTTTTGGTTACAACGATCCTGATAAAGCGCCTTACTTGGCAAGGTTAGGGTGGGTAAAAAATACCAAAGAAATGCAGATCGGTTTAGACCGTTTAGCGCAATGGGATTTATCCACACAACCGCCTAAAAAGAACCAATCGTTATCCCCGTTGGTAGAACGAGTACCTCTCCCTTCCCAAAAGAAGGGCGGGGGAAAAGTCTTATCGGTGGCAGCATGATTTATGGGAAATAATAAGTGGCTACACTTAACACCTACATTACAGAGGTTCGTAGGTTACTGCACGATGCTAACGGGAATTTTTATAGCGACAGTCAGTTAACCGATTACATTAATTCTGCTCGTGAGCGAACAGTACGAGATACTGGATGCTTGCGTGAAATAGTAGTAACTCAAACGCCTTGCATGGTAGCTCCTGGCGCAACCATTGGTGGCGTAAATCCAGCTTATCCTAGTGCGTGGGAAGCTGATACTGCTTATTCTGCTGGTGATTTTGTTTTTAGCAACATTTTTATTTATCAAGTAACTACGGCTGGCACAACAAGCGATACCGCACCACCGTATCCACAGGCTAGTCAAAACAATTACAACAACTATCCACCCTCAACCGAGTTTTTTAACGGTACTTGCGGATTAACTTATGTGGGTAATTGCGAAAATATCAGCTATGCAGCTCTAACTTATCTTGTTGGCTCTAGTCCACTTGCACCTTCTACGGGTACTACGGTACTGGATGTCATCAATATCAACCTGTATTGGGGTAATACTCGTGTACCAATGGACTATTTGTCCTGGTCAGACTTCAATACCCGCTTGCGTTTTTGGCAAAATTACATTGGCAGACCCCTTGCATTTAGCATTTACGGGCAACAACAGATCTTTTTAGGTCCTGTACCCGATGAAATTTACCAGCTAGAGATTGATTGCGTGGTATTGCCGTTGCCATTAAGCTCATCAACACCTAATGCAACCGATGTTATTAATGATCCATACACTTCTGCGGTCAAATTTTACGCTGCTTACCTAGCTAAGTTTTATGAACAAAGCTATGGCGAATCAGAAATTTACAAACAAGAGTACGCTAAACAAGTTAACTCCATTCTTAATAGCGTATTTACCCGTAGGATTCCAAGCCCATATAGTTCAGGATTCTAAACATGGCTGCTGCGGAACAGAAAAAGTCCTACCAAGTCATTAAGCAGTTTAAAGGACTAAACACCAAAGCCAACCGTACAGCCATTGGGGAAGATGAGTTTAGTTGGGTAGAAAACGCTCAACCAATTGGTTATGGCAACCTAAAGATTACGCCAGCAGAAACAACTGCCAAGGATTCTGGCAATGTAGCCGTTACTTTTGCCAATACCGTTAGTTATTTATCCTCAATTAACATTGGCGTTAAAGATTATGTGGTGGCGTTTGAAGAAAATGGCGCAGCGCAATATTTTGACATTACGAGCGATGTAACTGGCAATATTGCTTCAGCGGGTACTTTCTCTAGTTCTGGAATAAATGTTACCCAATGGAACAATGAACGAATGCTTATTCTTGATCCAGACAAGGGGTATTCAACTTGGGATGGCAATAATGTTGTAACTATTGGTTCTGTCGGATTGATAGGAATTACTAATGGAGGATCTGGATATACCAGCGCACCAAGCGTAATCATTAGCGGTCCAGATCAAACGGGTGGGGTGCAAGCCAATGCGACTGCAACAATCTCTGCTGGTGCGGTCACAGCCGTAAATCTATCCAATGCGGGTACTGGATACACCAATGCAGCTAACTTAACCGTTACCTTTAGCGGTGGCGGTGGAGCAAACGCAACTGCCGTTGCAGAACTTTTGTCTTTTAAAACAGGCACTTTAAACTTAGTGGTTGTCAACGGTGGTTCAGGATATACAAACGCAGCCAATGTAACGGTTAGTATCTCTGGCGGTGGTGGCACAGGCGCAACGGCAAAAGCGATTGTGGCTGGCAATGTGGTCACCCAAGTCATTATGACCAATGCGGGAAGCAACTACACCAATGCTGCCAATGTGACGGCTACGGTATCGGGTGGTGGTGGATCAGGTGCAGTATTAAAAGCAATTGTCAATAGCGATCAAAATGTGGGCATAGCGACCTTTTCTGGGCGGGTATGGATCGCATCAGGGCGCAATGTCGCTTACAGCGCTGCGGGGTCGTATAGCGACTTTACAAGCGTTTCTGCTGGATCAATTACCCTAACCGACAGTACCTTGCATGGCAACATTGTTCAGCTTCTATCAGCCAATAACTTTTTGTACATTTTTGGCGATGATTCAATTAATGTGTTCTCAGATGTTAGGGTTACTACTAGTGGTACTACTCTGTTTACCAATACCAATGTGAGCGCTTCCGTTGGTTCAAAGCTACCCCACGCCATATTCCCATACTTCCGTTCAGTTCTATTTATGAACGACTATGGGGTATATGCCTTAGTTGGATCAACGACTTCCAAGATTTCAGACGGTTTAGACGGGATGTTCCCCAACATTGACTTTACCTCGCCCGTTTATGCGGGTCAGGTATTACTCAATAACATTCTTTGTGCAGCCTTTAACTTCCGTTATTACGATGCAACATTTACTCAAAGCTACCGTTATATCCAGGCGGTCTTTTTTGAGAAAAAATGGTTTATAACCAGCCAGGGCAATAGCCTTAAATACATTACTTCCGTACCCGAAGGTGGTCGGATTGTCTTGTATGGGGTATCAAATAACGGTCTTTACAAGCTCTATAACGACAGCACTAGCAGTATTACTAGCCGAGTGCAAACGGCTTTGTTGCCATTAACCGATCCAATCCGTACCAAGCAAGCCTTAAAGTTTGGCATTGAAGCTACCCTTACTCAAGGAGCTGCTTTAAATGTAACGGTAGATTCGGAATATGGATCAAGCCCAACTTATACCCTTGGAAACTTTATTACCTGGTACAACACTAGCAGCACTACGATCCCTTGGATAAATAGCAGTTCTACAGTAATATCTTGGATAGGTGGATATGGCTCAGGCTATCAATTATATAAGTCCGATGCTATGCAATGGGGTAAATACTTAGGGTTAACCAGTACTTCAGATAATGCTGGTTTTGTGTACAACACATTTGAATTTGAACATGAATTGAGAGTGAGGTTCTAATATGCCAGTTCCGTATGTATTTGGTAATGCAACGGCAGCTATCCCGTTAACAAATCTTGATGCCAACTTTAACACCGTAGCAACACTTGGTAACGCATCAATTGGATTAGGGAATACCACTACTGCTGTCGGAAACTTAACCCTAAACAATGTCACCATCAATAGCGGAACAATCAATTCTGCCGTTAGTTTATCGGGCAATGTCACCATTGGTAATACTACTGTTGGACTAGGTAACACAGCGACTACCGTTGGAAACTTAACCTTAACTAATACAACGGTTACCAACTACACAGAAACTCTTAGTAATAGCTCTGGCGGTAATGTCACTATTAGCTTGGCTAACGGCACTTATCAGAATGTCAATGTAAACGCTACGATCACGATTACCTTGCCTTCCTCTGTAGCGGGTAAGAGTTACACCGTACAAACCTATTACACCGCTAATAACTCGTTCTCTTGGGCGGGTGGCACTAGCATTAAATGGGCTGGAAACACCGCACCAACACCAACGGCTACTAGCGGAAAGGTGGACATCTTTAACTTCTACTGCGATGGCAATGTGACCTATGGCGCAGTTTACGGACAGAACTTCTAATGTTTAGCTCACGCAAAACTGGTTCGGCTAGTAACGCTTATAACCTAACCAACTCCTTACGCTTTCGGTCTAGTGCTTCTGCTTATCTAAATAGAACTCCAGCTAGTGCTGGCAATCGTCAAAAATGGACTTGGAGTGCTTGGGTAAAACTTGGAACTATTGATGCTAGTAACGGCACTTTATTTAATGCTGGAACAACTAGCGGTGAAGGAACTAGATTTTATTTAAGATATACAGGAAGCTCATTACAAACTGGTTATGGTTCTGCTAACTATTTTTCAACAAGTAATTTATTGCGTGATCCGTCTGCTTGGTATCATATTGTTTGTGCTTATGATTCAACGCAAGCAACAGCCAGCAACAGAATTTTGCTTTATATAAATGGTGTTTTAGCTACTTATACTTTTGGCACAAATGTTACTCAAAATGTGAACGGTGCTGTAAACAATAATGTTTCACATCAAATAGCTAGTGACCAAATTATTCCAGGTGGGTACTTTGATGGCTACATGGATGAGATTAACTTCATTGATGGTCAAGCTCTAACCCCATCTTCATTTGGTGCTACATCTGCTGCTACTGGTGTATGGCAACCTATTAAATACACAGGCACATACGGAACGAATGGATTCTATTTACCATTCACCAACACAACATCTACCTCAACTTTAGGTAACGATTTCTCAGGTAACGGCAACAACTGGACAACTAATAACATTAGCTTAACTGCTGGCTCTACTTATGACAGCATGACCGATGTGCCGACATTGACAAGTGCTACTGCTGCTAATTATTGTGTATTGAATCCTTTGATAACTCCAGCAACAACAACAATTATCAATGGAAATTTGGGATTAAGTGGTTATACAGCATATTCTTCTGAAACTGGAACAGTTGGTGTTTCAAGTGGCAAATGGTATTATGAATTTATTGCTCAAGCAGATGCAATGAGTGGTATTACTGGAACTCCAAATGGTTCAAATTATCCAGGTCAAGCATCAAATGCTTATGCTTGGGATTCTGCTAATGCAACAAAATATAATAATAATACTGGTTCATCTTACGGCTCTGCTACTTCTGCTGGAGATATTGTTGGTGTAGCATTTGACTTAGATAGTGGTTCTATTACATTTTATAAAAACAATGTAAGCCAAGGAACTGCTTATACATTTACACCTAGTGGAACATATTTTCCTGTTGTTAGAAATGGTTCTTCTACTAACACATCTGTAAACTTCGGTCAAAGACCATTCGCCTACACCCCACCAACAGGCTTTAATAGACTAAACACATTTAACTTACCTACTCCTACGATTGGTGCTACTGCATCTACACAGGCGAATAAGTATTTTGATGCTACTACTTATACTGGCAATAACAGCACTCAGTCGGTAACAAATAGTGGTTCTATGCAACCAGATTTTGTATGGGTTAAAAACAGAACTAATGCTTATACACATCTTTTATATGATGTTATTCGTGGTGTTGGAACACTAAAAGCAATTAGCTCAAGCGAAACAACTGCTGAAGGTGGAATGAGTGATAATGCTACTTTTGGTTATTTGTCAGCACTAAACTCTAATGGATTTACTGTTGTATCGGGTTCTACTGCGAACTCTTATACAAACTCATCTAGTAATAATTATGTTGGATGGCAATGGAAAGCTAACGGCTCAGGCTCAACCAACACAGCAGGTTCTATTACATCTACAGTAAGTGCTAATACAAGTGCTGGATTCAGTATTGTTACTTATACAGGCACAGGAGCTAATGCAACGGTAGGACATGGTTTAGGTGTTGCACCCTCATTCATTATTGCTAAAGCAAGAAATTCAGCACAAAGATGGACTGTTTACACAGCCGCTTTAGGTAATGGATACTATGGCTATTTAAATGAAACTTTTGCTTTTGATACAGCTAATGCGAGCTTGAGATGGAATACTGCACCCACAAGTTCTGTGTTTGGTGTTGGAACTTCTGTTGATGTAAATGGTAATACAACAACTTATGTAGCCTACTGCTTTGCACAAGTCGCTGGTTACTCTGCATTTGGTTCTTATACAGGGAATGGTTCTACAGATGGTCCATTTGTGTTTACTGGGTTTAGACCTAGATTTGTGCTGGTAAAAGAATCGTCTGCTGCTGGAAATAACTGGGTTATTTATGACACCGCAAGAGATACTTACAATGAGTGCAGTAAGATTCTATATCCAAATTTATCTAATGCGGAGTTTGATGGTTCAACTGTTAATTTAGATATTTTATCAAACGGATTTAAACCTCGTGACAATTGGGGTGGGAACAATAATAGCGGTTCAACCTACATCTACATGGCATTTGCCGAATCACCCTTTAAGTATAGCAATGCCAGATGATAAATAGACAAAGAAAACCTCGCATTGATTTATATGGTTATGAAAATGACTATGGAGTTGTTGTTAAAACTGAAAATCCAAATAAATGGTTTATTTCGTGTAAATCTTGCGGAAAGGAGCATGAACAAGTTGGTAGAGAAATACAACGAAATCAAGCTCCTAGGTCATGTGAAAATTTTGAACCGTACAATAAAATTTTTAAAGAAAAGCGTGATGGAATAATTCGTAGGCAATATGGAATTACATTAGAGCAATACAATGAAATGCTCATTGACCAAGATTATAAATGTGCAATTTGTGGTAATGAGGATGAGGTTGAAGGCAGAAAGCTAGCAATAGATCATTGTCATAAAACAAAAAAAGTAAGAGGTTTATTGTGCGGGAAGTGTAATAGAGGTTTAGGTTTATTTTATGACGATTTAGAGTTGCTACAAAACGCAATATCTTATTTAGCGAGGTAATTATGTTTGCTTTAGTTCAAAACGGAATTATTCAATTTTTAATACAGCCTGGAGTGCCGTTTAGCTGGAATGGGGTTAGTTATCCTGGAAACTGGATTCAGTTAGCCAGCCCTGAACAAAGAGCTTCTATCGGTATTTGTGATGTAGTGTATGGTCCACAAGAAAGCGATCAATACTATTGGGTTCAGCAAAATGCACCCGTTTATAACGCACAAACCAATCAGGTGGACATTAGCTTTACTTGCACACCTAAGAATCTAACTGATATTAAATCTAACGCATTTAACCAAATAAACAATACTGCTTATTCCATCCTTTTTCCTACTGATTGGATGGTGGTCAAGTCCGTAGAAACTAGCACACCGATCAATCCAGATTGGAATACTTGGAGAGCATCCATTCGGGCTACTGCCGATCAAACCAGAACTGCGGTAACGGGTGCTGCCGATGTTGCTGCGGTGCAAACTATTATGAGTAATATCCAATGGGCTAAATCACCATCGCAAGTTGCATTAGAAGCAGAACAAGTGGAGGTGCAAGATGGGAATTAATGCTTTTACCAAAACGGGTAATACCGTCACATTTACGGCTGCTGCAACTGCTCCAACTCCAGTTCAAGTTACCAATACCACGATTGGCGGTAACCAATATCGGATCATTAATGCTGGAACAAGCGTAGTTTTTTTAGGTTATGGCACAACGGCTGCCGAAGCGACTTCTGCATCAGCCAATGTCACCAGTAGCGGTGCTGCTTTTCCATTATTAGCGGGTACAGACGAAATTTTGACTTTTGTACCAAATGCGTACTTTACGGGTACAAGCACAGCAAACGCAACAATTTACATAACCCCTGGCGATGGAGTGTAAAACATGGTTCTCAAGGTCGTTACAAGCGGATCGGGCGGTGGCGGTACAGGAACAGTAACCTCAATTGCTGCGGGTACTGGCATCAATGTTAGTCCTAGTCCAATTACTACTACGGGTACTGTTTCACTTGCAAATACCACAGTAACGGCTGGAATTTATGGCAATGCAACAACTGTTTCTCAGGTAACCGTCAATGCTCAAGGACAAATTACAAATGCAGCTAATGTTACGATTAGTGGTGTTTCTCCTGGTGGCGCTGCTGGCGGTGACCTTACTGGCACTTATCCTAATCCTACGCTCAACACTTCTGGGGTTGTTGCGGGTATCTACGGCAATGCAACAACTGTTAGCCAAGTTACGGTAGATGCTAAAGGTCGTGTAACCACAGCAGCCAATGTAGTTATTGCCATATCCAATACTGCAATCACTAACGGCAACATTACCATTGGTAACACTACCATTGGTCTTGGAAATACTGCCACTACCGTTGGAAACCTAACATTACAAAATGCTAATATTGCTTCCGTTGCTGCTACCTTTCCTAATAGCTATCTTGCTAACTCCTCTGCTACCTTGGGAAATACGACTGTAACCCTTGGCAGTACAACAACATCAGTAGGAAATTTAACTCTTAATAATTTGACGGTTAACGGATTTAATAAAGCCTTAACCACTAAAACAGCAAACTACACCGTTACATTAACGGATTGCACCGTTTTAGCTAATGCTGCTACAGGAAATGTCACCATTACTTTGCCAACATCGGTTGGCGCAACTGGAAGAACTTATGCTGTCAAGAAAATTGATAGCTCTGCTAATGTAGTAACTATAGCCACTACTTCATCGCAAACGATTGATTCGTTTACAACTGAGGTTTTGGCTAGACAATTTGATGCGGTGCAAGTGCAATCAGATGGATCTAACTGGTTCATCATCTCATTTGTACCAGGTAGAAACGGAACTTCGGGTAGCTTCTAATGGAAACCACACAATTTTTAATTGACGAAACACGAGCTAAACTAAACACCCATGAAGCGGTGTGTGAAATTCGCTATGACAGTATTTGCGCCCGCTTAAAGCGGATTGAAACCATTTTGATTGCTTCTGCTGGCTTTATTGTGGCTTCTTTAGCTGCAATTGCCTTCAAAATCCACTAATTATGAACATGGAAACCCTCTCAATCGTGAAATTTGGAGATATTGATTCTCTCCAAGACTTTCTTTTTGAGAATGGCACGCAACATAAGCTCTTTCAAGAAACATTTATGGATTTAGGAGTGTCTGTACCCGTTTTTCCCATTACCGATGCTTCAACCGACAACTTAGACGATTGGTTACTCGCCCATCAGGTCGAACACCAGGCT